TCATGGTTTACACAACCTAGGAGACTTCAGACCAAAAGAACCAACCGAAGCAGAAGTGAAAATAATCAAAGAATTATTTGAAAAATCTGTTGAAGGTGAGGCTTACGATCTTGAGCAATATGGACAGTACTTCAGACCAGCTGGCGTGGCTTATCAAGGCAAACCAAAGGTAGCAGTGCCAACAGCATCAGCTCCGGCGGCAACAGCAGTGACAGAGGCGGCGACAACAGCGGCACCAGTAACTGAATCTGCACCAGCACCACAACCAGCGGTGGCTACGGCACCTGCGGGTGACAGTGCCAAAAGAGCAGAGGACATCTTGAAGTTGATTAGATCAAGACAAGCAAAATAATCTGACACTTTACCAAGGCCCTGGCATTGACGCTAGGGCCTAGGTATGCTAATATAGATTACACAAAGGACAAAATTATGACAAAAGTATTTGACGCTACAAAGTTTAGAAAAAGTATCACAAAGTCCATACAAGGACTAGGTATAGGATTCAGCGATCCTACTGATTGGATATCGACTGGAAATTACGCATTAAATTATTTGATGACCAGTGACTTTAACAAGGGCATACCGCTAGGCAAAGTGACAGTATTAGCAGGTGAATCAGGAGCAGGTAAAAGTTACATAGCATCAGGCAACATTATTAAAAATGCACAGGATCAAGGCATATTTGTCATACTGATCGATACAGAGAACGCACTAGATGAACAGTGGTTACAGGCATTGAAAGTAGACACATCAGAAGATAAACTTTTAAAATTAAGCATGTCAATGGTCGATGATGTGGCAAAAACTGTTTCAGAATTCATGAAAGGTTACAAAGAGCAACACGCAGACAACAAAGAAGGTGCACCAAAGGTACTATTTGTGATAGACAGTCTGGGTATGATGCTTACTCCAACAGATGTAAATCAGTTTGAAGCAGGTGATATGAAAGGTGACCTAGGTAGAAAACCTAAGGCTTTGACGGCGCTTGTAAGAAACTGTGTTAATATGTTTGGAAGTTGGAACGTAGGACTTATAGCAACCAACCACACATACGCATCGCAAGATATGTTTGATCCAGATGACAAAATATCAGGTGGACAAGGATTTATCTATGCAAGTTCAATTGTAGTAGCCATGAAGAAATTAAAACTTAAAGAAGACGAAAAAGGCAACAAGGTCACAGATGTCAGAGGTATCAGGGCCGCTTGTAAAGTTATGAAGACTAGATATGCCAAACCATTTGAAGGTGTACAAGTCAAAATTCCGTATGACACAGGAATGGATCCCTACAGTGGACTAGTTGACTTGTTTGAGAAAAAAGGATTACTAGTACAACAAGGTAATAGACTAAAATACATCGATTCTAAAGGTAAAGAACATATAGAATTTAGAAAAGCATGGGTAGGTGATAAATTAGATATGATTATGGCAGAGTTTAAAGAAACTGTACCAACAGAAGAAATACAAGAAGAAAAAGAGTAATGATTGATTTCACACACGAAGACATTGAAAGATTATGGAACTCAATAGTACACTATGTTCCTGAAAGATCAAAACTAGACGCGGCAATTGATTTTATAAAAAGTTTAGAAGATATTGGTGTTGAACATGACGAAATAAAAGCGTCCGCCGAATACGATCCTAAGTTAGAAGAAGCAATCAACACTGTGTTCGAGGAAGACGAAGAGTCAGACGGATACGGTTATGATGATTAATTGGTACAACGAAGTCAGCAGAAATTTAGATAAAATACCAGACTGCATAGCATACTTTGATAAAGAATTGTTAGAGGCAAGAAAACAATGTAAGATCTATGGCAATCTTGAAAGATCTAGTGCCGCCTTACCTGGTATAGTCGAAGAACGATTTAGTCAACTGCAACAATTAGAAGCAATCCTTGAATATCTAAATATTGAACTGAGAAGATTAAGATCTAAAACTTTTAAGAAATATCTTGAAAACTATAATAGAGCTTTATCGAGTAGAGATGCAGAGAAGTATGTGGACGGCGAAGACGATGTTGTTGACATGGACAAGATAATAAATGACTTTGCATTAATAAGAAATCAATGGTTAGGCATCACCAAAGGACTAGATCAGAAACAATGGCAGATAACAAACATTGTAAAACTGAGAGTAGCAGGTATGGAAGATGCCGACATCAAATAGAATTATACTTACAGACGTAGACGGTGTATTGCTGGAATGGGAAAAACATTTCACAGACTGGATGTTACAACGATCATATTACAACAACAATAATGAAAGAGTTTATCCTTACAAACTACTACCCAATAAGGAAAATACTTACGAAATGGCCGAAAGATTTGGTCTCACAATTCCTGAGATAAGGGAGGAAATAAGAGAGTTTAATAAAAGTGCATGGATGGCGACCCAGTGTCCAATGGAAGATTCACAAACATGGGTAAAATTATTAGCCGCCGAAGGATGGACATTCATTCCAATTACCTCGCAGACATCTGACATACCGGCACAACTCGTAAGGAAAAAAAGATTAGGTGAACTGTTTGGTGAACATATATTCAAAAATTACCATATACTCGACACCGGAGCGGACAAAGATTCAGCATTAGCGGAGTTTCACAACACCGGACTATATTGGGTCGAGGACAAGCCAAAGAACGCTGTAGCCGGGCTTAAATACGGTTTAAAGCCCATATTAATAGACCATCCATATAATCAAGACTTTGATAATCCTGATATAATACGTGTAAGTAATTGGCAGAACATACACAAATTATTATCAGGTAGAAAATGAAAATTTACGTAGGTTGGGATTCAAGAGAAGACATAGCATATCAAGTATGCGAACACAGTATCAAACGTAGAGACCCCTCAGCAGAAGTTATTCCCCTTAAACAAAACGACATGAGGGCTCAGGGGATCTACACACGTGAGAAAGACAAACTTGCATCGACTGAATTTACATTCACAAGATTTTTTGTTCCCTACTTGAACGACTTCAAAGGATGGGCGGTGTTCTGTGACTGTGACTTCCTATGGAGGATCCCTAGTCATATGCTAACAAAGTACATGGATCGTAGCAAAGCGGTTGTCTGCGTACAGCATGATTATACCCCAAAAGAAACAACCAAAATGGATGGACAAGTACAAACTGTGTATCCAAGAAAGAACTGGTCAAGTATGGTGCTTTGGAATTGCGAACACGAAAAAAATAAAATGCTAACACCAGAATTCCTTAATGAACAAACACCTAAATTTCTACATAGATTCGGTTGGCTTGAAGATTCAGAAATTGGAGATCTACCACACAACTATAACTGGTTAGTTGGCTGGTACAGGGAACCAGAGGACGGATCACCTAAGATATTGCACTACACAGAAGGCGGGCCATGGTTTGATGGATACAGGAATTGTGAGTACTCAGATGAGTGGAAAAAAGAAGCAATTAACCTTTTCAGTTCGTAAATCTAAAAATAAATTTTATCTATTTGATCTACATTAATTTTCTGCTCAATTACTTCGTTGTGATCGAACCCTAGTTCAAACATGAATTCGTCCATTTCGTTTTCAGATGGCATATCAGGAAATTTTTTATCCTTGCCCTTGTTTACTTCTTGAATCACATACTTGGCACGTGTAAATATTTCAGGCGCCCCTTTCATTATCATTATCTCAGCACCCTGCACGTCTTGTTTGATCAAATCAAACTGTGCATCCTTACCAACCAATTCATCCAAAGTTTGCATCTGCCTGATCTCGTAATCTTTAAAAATACCAAACAATGTTGATCCTTTGGTATAGGTGATCTTCTTTTTGTTGCCCTTGTCAATCTCCCGTAGATACATTTTAATCTCTCTATTACTATCACCAAGCACAGCAATATGGCAATGATCAGCGATATTTTCTAGATGCTTTTGATATTTTGCACCTGCTTCTATACATGTGTATTCGGCACCTGGCCATATTGATTTCACATTTTTTGTCCAGAATCCTATGTTGGCGCCTATGTCAAGTATTCTATTAGGTGTAAAGCTATTTTCTACTTTAAGATTTTGCAAATATTTGTACATCATGCTTTGTAATAAACAATATCTGGCCATTTTTTCATCAAGTGTTTGAATCCTAAAGATTTAATATGCTCTTTGATATCTCTTTTAGTGCTACCATATTTTTCACTGTTTCCATTACATTCAATCATCAAGTATTCAACATTTTGTAAACTTTTTTCTGCACCTTTTAACACTTCCATCTCAAGCCCTTCAACATCTATTTTTACAAAATCTACACCCTGTAAATTCAATGAATCTAGCTTATTAATTTTCGTTTCTCCTTTTTCTAATAACACTCTAGTATTTTGAGTTGCAGTTTCCTCAGTCAGCTTTACAAATCCATCCTCATTGCCTATTGCTTGATTGTACAACCTCACATTACTATTCGTACTTAGATTCCTTGCAAGGCATTCAAAATGTACCTTGTTAGGTTCATAGCAATAAATGTTTTTTGCATACTTTTGCATCGCTAATGACCAAGTGCCACACCATGCTCCAATATCAACTATAAGATTGAATTTTTTATTTTGTATGGTGCACCATTCTTTGAAAGCATTTAGACAGGTTTCTTGCATGTATGGATTTCCTTTCAGTCGCCATTGTTCTATCTGAGCATCTGTAGATGGTACCCATAGGCCGTCGTTTAATTTTTCAATCTTCACAATATTCCTTTGTCCATTAGTATCTCCACTGCTGTGCCATTTGCGATCTCTTCGGGAGTGAACTGCTGATAGGCAAGGCTATACAACCAAGGTTCAGGCCCACCGTAATAAGGGTTTTCGATATCTGAAAGTTCGACGTTTGCAACATCAACAGCAAAACTTTTGTGGTCACAGAACACTGGTATGCCCTCGCATATTGCTTCTACCGCCGCAATACTACAACTCGTCACAACGCACCACGCTTCCTTAAGATCCTCGGATAGGGGTACCTTTGCCTCACTCGGCCCTGATGTACCCCTGCCCCTAGGCTTGTGTCGAAGTCGGATAGGTCTGTCAGTGTATCTCTTGATCTGTTCAATGGTCTCATTTGTCCAATTAGGTCTGTCTAAATAATTGTGTATACCCGCAGAGCTAGGGCAAACTAGAATATATTTGCCTGCAAAGTTAGGTGCTTTAATTTTCATTCCAAATTTTTCAAATCTATCTGCTTTACAATTTTTTAAGTAGGACACATGTATTGCATTTCTGCAAATACGCCAATAATGATTGTCAGGTTGAAGGTTATTGTTATCGAAACGTCCAAAATATGGAGTATCCGTGAACCAGTAGTTGTGATTACGTGCATCTAATTTTTTTACCATCTCACGATTATTGCCAACGAATCCCCAGAACATGCTATTACGGACAGGATCTATTTCGGTTGCATTATCTAATTTTAATATTTGATCAGGCCATGATTTCTCAACGCCGTTGAATACTTCCCAGGCCTTGCTACTCTTGTTACTAAATGGTGCGTAAATTGTTAGCATCTATAAATTGTATTAGTTGAGTTGCCCACTGCTTATGTCCTTCTGCTGACGGGTGCGGATCGTTATGACTTGCAATCAAGTTTTTATCAGTAACAAATTCTAAATGACTCACCTTAGGACTAAAAAATCTATCCATATTAATTGCATTCCTTATTATCTCGAAATCCGCTGTACCATTTCCAAAGTCGTTTGGCAGTGAGTTGTACATCACATATGGTACTTTATTTCTTTCAAAATAATTTTGTAGATCAAATACGTTTTCTAAAAAAGTCATAGTCAGATTGTTTTCAATATCCCATCCTTTGTGTCCCCTGATAAAACTTACATTATCTAAAGTTTTCCATGTGCGCCAAGTAAGATCAGTTCCAGGTACCCGTCCTTTCTTCCAGCCATCGTCTGTGATATAATCATTCCTGACTGCACTTGACCATCCTATTACTGCAAACACATCCTTACCCTTGTTCTGCTCAAGCCATACCTTGGACGAAAAACTTACTCTCGTATTCCCCCTACCTCCCATCGCAATATTGGTTAAGTCCATTCCGTATTTTTCTGCAATAATTTTGCTGGTAAAAGTATCTACCCCGTCCTTAGGTCTAGGTGTTAAAAAACTGCATCCATTTGAGAATAATATCATAACAGTGTATTATAACATAATTATTAATTAAATGTCAGTAAAAAACATAACCTCACTGAAGTACTTCCTAGACCGATGGGAGATGATTGATCCAGAATACAATTACACCGTGCCCTATCATGAATCGATTGATCCACACTTTACAAGTTTACCAACATTCGTGGCGGAGTTCCATGACTGTAAAGTTCACACCTGCCCTTTGTTGTTGACCAGGGAGAACAAACTGATCACCGAACACGTGTGGAAGTTAACCCATAAGAGTAGACACAAGCCAAACAAGAGCCACAAACTTTGGACCGAATGGAATGACACTGTAAACCTTAAATTGCCTCCTGTGAAAGAAAGTTTCAATGAAAAACACACGTT